CTTAAAACTAAATCTTTTAAGGAGATTACAGACGATTTAGCCGTAACCTTTAAGGGTTCAGCCAAGGCAGCCTCAGAGACTTATGCAGGATCTATAGCCAAACTAGGCGTAGCTGCGGCTAACGTGCAGGAGATTATTGGTACAGGCCTTATAGATGCCCTAAAAAATCTAGGCGATGATACAACCGTGGCAGACCTTGCTACCAATATGGAAAACCTAGCTATTTATACCGCTGACGTTATACGCGGGTTTGGCCTTATGGCAGGAGCCTTAAAAAAGATACCTGGGCTATCAGGATTAACAGGGGCTAGCGTAGTTCAAGCTATTCCAATTTTAGGTAGTTACATAACTTTACTTAATCAAGCTGGGGCACAAGCTAGACGATCAGCCGAGGTCAATGCTCAAAAAAATCCTATCCAATCAGGCTCATATCTCAGTACGCAAAAGAAAATAACAGCCCTCACTAAAGAGCAGCAAAAAGCCCAGGCTAAAATCCTTGCAGATAAAAAGTCACAGGCAATTTTAGATAAGGCTAACTTGGCTTTAGCTAAAGGTAACGATGTCTTTAATATGGATGCAATACAGCTTAACGCAGCGCTTATAGGTCAGGCTGAGGCGTTAGGCAAGGCCACTACTAGCGCACAGATTTTAGGCATAGCTAATGACGTACAGCGCTTAAAGGTTAAGCAAAGTATTGCTGACTTAGAGGATGCCATAGCCTCAAAAGATGATGCAGCTATAGTAAAGGCTACGGCCAAGCTGAACGAGGACTTAAAAATACTTAATGTTTTACAGCGCCAAGATGTAAAGCTGCTAGACATAAACAGGGTTTTAGCTAGTATGAAGTCAACGGATCTCATAAACCTGGCTAACCTGCAAGCGGCCCTTGACCTGCTAGCAAAGTTTAAGTTCCCTACGCTTACTATCCCAGGCGTAACTATGCCAGGGGCAGGTGGCGGTGGCGGTGGCGGTGGTAATCCGTTTGTTGACCAACCCGTATTAGATAAACTAACAGGTAATGAGTCAATAGAGGCTATTATTGAGTATTCAGATGCCGTTACAGCTTTAGCCAATGTAATGGCAGATGTTTTAGATGCACAGAATTACGCAGACTTTTTATCCTTAGTAGAGTTCCAAAACAAACTAGGAGACTTTGGCGGCTATAGCGCCAATATGAATAGAGGCGCAGGCTATGGGGCAGGCAACGTAACCGTAACCGTAGTGGACAAGACAAGCGGACTCATAGAAGTAGTACAAAATGCCGTACAAGAAAATAATAGGTTTGGCAATAACCTTAACTTTGCTGGGGCAATATGACCGTACCCGTAATTCACGCCGTAATTAACTTTAGTACTGGGCCAGCCTTTGCTCAGGCTATGATTTTGGATACTGGCATTTTAGGTACCAACGTGTTAGCAGATAGCGCTGCAGTTATTGTGGACGTATCTGACGTAGTAGATAGTATTCAGACCAAACGCGGGCGTAACCCACAGGCTGACCAATTCCAAACTGGCACTCTTACTATGCGTATCGTTGACCAAAACGGAGACTTTAACCCACAAAACCCAAGTAGTCCGTATTACAACCTTTTAACGCCAATGCGTAAAGTACAGATTACGGCTACTTACGGTGCGGTTACTTACCCTATCTTTGCTGGATTTATTACTACCTATACAACTAGCACACCTAAAAATGCCCTCGATGTGGTTTATACAACTATTACAGCTGTAGATGCTTTTAGACTGGCACAAAATGCACAGATAAGTACCGTAGCGGGAACCTCAGCGGGTCAACTTAGCGGTGCAAGAATTAACGCCTTGTTAGATGCTATTGACTGGCCAGCCTCTATGCGTGACGTGGATGCAGGTTTAACTACTATGCAGGCAGACCCAGGCACAGCCCGCACAAGCCTTGCAGCTATGCAAACGGTGGAGACTAGCGAGTACGGGGCCTTGTATGTAGATGCAGCTGGCTCGTTTGTCTTTCAAGATCGTAGCGTTACGGCTGGCAGTACAGGGGCAATGCCTACAGTATTTAACGATAACGGCACAGATATTAGTTACTTTGATGCGGTGTGGCGCCTTGACGATACCCTAGTTTACAACTCAGCCAGCATCACCCGCACAGGTGGCACGGCACAAACGGCTATAAACCAGCCCAGCATAGATAAGTATTTTATCCATAGCTACAACCAGCAAAACCTACTAATGCAAACCGATGCCGTGGCCCTGGACTATGCACAGGCATATGTGGCATCTAGGGCTGAGACCTCTATTCGCTGCGATGCTATTCAATTAGACCTTTATACCGATAACTACAACTTAGGCATTATTGCAGCGCTAGAGCTTGATTACTTTGACCCTGTAACTATTACAACTAATCAGCCTGGCGGATCAACGCTAACTAAGACTTTGCAGGTGTTTGGCGTTGCTCAAAGCATTACGCCTAACAGCTGGAAAACAACACTCACCACTTTAGAGCCAATTATTGACGGCTTTATATTAGACTCATCCATATACGGTTTGCTTGACAGCGGCGTATTAAGTTATTAAGGAGCTAGGACTATGGCAGCTGGATTAGGTTTTAAGACCTTTACTACTGGCGAGGTACTTACGGCAGCTGACACTAACGGCTACCTAATGCAAGGCGTATTGGTGTTTGCATCATCTGCAGCCCGCGCTGCAGCTATTACCTCACCACAAGAGGGGCAATACTCTTACCTAAAAGATACAAACTCTACTGAGTACTATGACGGGGCCGCGTGGATCGCTGCACCTATTGGTGACATCACAGGCGTTACAGCTGGCGTAGGTATTACTGGCGGTGGCACTAGCGGCACGGTAACTATTACAAACGATATGGCAACCACTATTACAGCTAGTGGCGATATTGTGGTGGGTACTGGTAGCGGCACTTACGATAACCTGCCTATAGGTACTACTGGACAGCTGCTTACAGCTGACACAACAGTCAGCCCATATAAAATTAAATGGGCAACGCCAGCAGCAGGTTCAAGCGGTCTAACACTTATTAAACGGGCATCTTATTCAAACGTAGCAAGTACAGGCACAACCTTTGACGATGTTTTTACAACCACTTATAAGGTTTATCAAATTATTGTTGAAAATCATTATGCAGCCACAAGCGCTGATTTTTTTGCATTTAATTTTAGATACGGAACAACTGACTCTGCTTTTAATAATGGCAACTGTTTATATGCTGCTATTGGCGCAAATACAGCAGCACAAGGAACCAGCAGTCAAGCTCAATTACAAGCTAACATAGCTTCAGGAGATAGTACTTATCCTTTGGTAGCAAGTATGACGGTTCACAATGTTGGAACGGGTTCAGGCTTACGCCCACAGATTTATGGTCAAGGTTTTCAAAATAGCGATACAAGAATGTTTTCATTTGCTGGTTATGCCGACAATGCTCAAAATATGACAGGATTTAAAATTAAATCATCCGCTTCAAATGTTACAGGAACAATTTCAGTCTATGGATTGGCGATATAAAAATGAAAACACTTAATGAAATGATTGCAGTTATTAGGGCAGAAAATCCAAATGGATTGCGTACTGGTAGCGATGAAACAGGTTATACAGATTTAACGCCTGAGGAATATGAGGCACAAGTAGCGGAGTGGGCATCTAATCGTTTAGCAGCCAAAGCCGAGGCCGACAAAGCCGAGGCCGACAAAGCAGGATTATTAGCTAAGTTAGGCATTACTGCCGATGAGGCAAAGTTACTGCTAAGTTAAATGCAGACTAGTTACAACGGCTGGCCAGCATCTAAGGAGCAGGCTGAGATAGGTGTCAAGCCTTTTAAGGTAGAGGGCACAAGCCTAAAAATCCGTTGCGCTGAAAAGGTAGCGCCGTTGCTTATTAACTTTGCTCAAGAGTTTAACAAGCTAATAGAGCCTATAGAGGGCGGCACGTTTGACGATTGGGGCTACGCCTACAGAGACGTAAGAGGTGTGGTAGGTAAATTAAGTAACCACAGTAGCGGCACGGCTATAGACCTAAACGCAACAAAGCATCCTTTAGGCAAGGTAGGCACGTTTGATGCAGCTAAGGTACCTATGATCCGTGCCCTGGCTAAAAAGTACGGGCTAACCTGGGGCGGAGACTGGACTAGAAAAGATGAGATGCACTTTGAGATAGCTTTAAGCCCTGAAAAAGTCAGGGCTTTAATTACTAAGTTAGGGATAGAAAATGCCAACTAGCGCACAGGTAACAGTAACAACAACAGCCACTTTATTAGTAGCAGCTAACATTATGGATCAAACCGTATGGCTACATAATCTAGGCGGTGGCGCTGTGTATTTAGGCGATGCTAACGTAACCACAGCTAACGGATACAAGTTAGATAATGGCGATAAAATGCAGGTGCCTGTAGGCGATAATGAGGGCCTTTACGGTATTACGGCATCATCAAGCCATACAGTAGCTGTGTTAAAACAGGTCAACTAAAGGGCATTTAGGAGCAATACAATGCAAGAGCAACTAAAGGCTGCGGCCTTGTCCTACCTACGTGCAGCTTTATCGTGCGTGGGTGCGCTGTATCTATCAGGCATAACAGACCCTAAAGTACTAGCTAATGCTTTTTTAGCTGGGCTAATCGGGCCAGTACTTAAAGCTATAGCACCTAATGAAAAGCAACTCGGGATAGGCGCTAAGTAAGTGTCACAGGCCCAGGCATACATAGCCGTAGCTTTGGGGATTGCTACGCTTTCAGGGCTTATGGCTGGGCTTGTGCGCCACCTTGTTAAGTATTACCTATCTGAGTTACGCGATGACGGCAACGGCGGGCATAACCTTAAAGGTAGGGTCGAGCGTATAGAGATACGCGTGGACAAGATTTACGAGCTGTTGCTAGAGGACAGACTTAGTAAGTAGGGCGTGTCGCGTTGCCTTTTGTCAGTAGCTAGGTTCATACTTTAACTACACACGCCGAGAGGGCTACTCGGA